TGCAATCCGGACAATGGCCAAGCCTCGAACAGATGGCACTCGCCGCAACTCTGGCCGTGGCTCTGCGAGTCGCCAAAGACCACAATGTGACGGGATCTAAATGATAGATCGAGTCCCGATAGTCCGCGTACCGTATAGATGGGGTCAGACAATCGACGTGCTACCCCTTGCTGATATCCATGCAGGCTCCGCTTATTGCGATGGTGAGGCATTCCGGGCACATCTCAAGAGGCACAAGAGCGCTCTCAAGATCGGCGTGGGAGACTTCTTCGACGCCATTATAGCGTCCGACGCTAAGCGCTACATTAAGTCGGGTGACAGCACAAAGGGTGCATCGATCCTGGATGAGCAGGAAGATATGCTCTATGAATGGCTCAAACCGTATCGCAAGACCATTCTGGGCCTGGGTTCGGGCAATCACGAAAACGAGATACTCAAGCGGTGCTCAACCAACTTAATGCAGCGGCTCTGCAATCGTTTGAAGGTTCCCTTCCTGGGCTATTCGTGGTTCTTTAAGCTCCAACTGCACGACCATGACGCCCGAGTTCGGACCGTTGTCATTAAGGGCCATCATGGATTCGGCGGCGCCTGCAGGTCTGCGGGTGGGAATAGGACCAAATTCGAAAAGGAAGCGGCTACCTGGAGCGCGGATATCCTGCTTTATGGCCACGTTCACGACAGCGATGCTTTCTATCTTCCTCGACAGATGGTGATCGGGGATCGAATTGTCTCCAGGCGCAAACTCGTTGTGTTGCCCGGGACATATCAGGAGACCTATTCGAGGACAGTAGACCCCTCCTGGGCAGAGACAAAAGCGTTTAAGCCTGTCGATGTTGGCGGGCCGGTCATACATATCAAGCCCAATGCGAACTCGTTTGATTATTGGGCCGATGTTAGATAAACCCTCAACTGATGGAGTTTTTATGATTCCGTTTACTCCGAGCAAAGAGTTGCAGCGTGACCTTCTTACCGGCTGTAGTCAGCATGTCGAGGACGGTAGGCTTTCCTTTAATACCCTGTATTTCCAGCAGAAAAATGGGCGGCTCGAAGTCGTGGTATTGGATGGCGCCACCCCTCTGGCCACACTTGGGCCGATGCCCTGTAATCTCTGCCTGGGTGACGGCTTCACTTTCCGCCTTGACAGGGGTGCAATGACGATATCCCTAGATTCGGATTAAAACCCATGCGACGCCGAGACGGTAACAGCGAGCAGGACCGCGCGAATTATGCTATCGACGCTCACGACATGTTTAAGCGGTACTACACCAAGACAGAGCAGGCAGCATATACGGCAATGGCTACCGGTGTGTTCGCGAGCGACGAGGACATAAAAGCATCTCGCAAGATCCTTGTCGATACTGAGACCGAGTTTTCAGCGGTAAATTTCGCTCAAAAGCTGGCTAAGGCCGCAGAGTCCAAACTGTCAGCCCTTGAGCTTAAAGACTTGCTCCCGTATGCCTTACAGAAGGCTAAGGCCGTGCTCGATGTGAACACAAAGCAAAACGAGGACCAATTCGAGGCGACTATGTTGGCATACCATAAGATCAAAGCAGCCGAGAGGGCCGATGAATCTGACGAGGGAGGAAATCAAGATTGAGCGGCTATCCTGTGCTGAGTCTCTATACTATTTCATTGATGTGTTTTGCCAGATTCAGGACAGGAAGAGCGGCGGAGCAATCCCCTTCCACCTATGGCCGGGACAACGAACCGTAGTAGCGAGTTTTCTGACTGCCGTTTACCTGGTTGCTCTCAAGGCCAGACAACTAGGGATTACATGGCTCACTGCAGCTTACGTGCTGTGGCGGGCCATTTTCCGTTTCAATGAGTTGGTGGTTGTGATCTCTGCCAAAGAGGACCTGGCGATTGAGTTCCTGGACCGTGTTAAGTACATGTTTGACCGGCTCCCTGATTGGCTCAAGCCCAAGGTCTATAAACGCACCACAACGGAGCTTTCCTTCGGCTATGAGACCAAGGACGAGCGCGGAAACATTAAGATCGAAGGCTTGAATAGCACGATCAAGAGCATCCCTTCGACCCCGGATGCTGGTCAGTCAAAGACTATTTCGCTCCTCGTGATGGATGAGTCGGCTCTTAACCGATATTGCAAAGACATTTGGGGATCTGCAAAGCCCACGCTCGAACATGCCGGCGGGCAGGCTATCATCATCAGTAACCCGAGTAAGACGATGCCTGGGTGGGCATGGACGCGAGACCTCTACAAAGGCTCGATGTCTAAGCGCAACGAGTTTGAGAGGATCTTTCTTGATTGGCGTTGTGTGCCTGGCCGTGGTGATGACTTCCTGGACAGACAGCGAGCGGCAGGCCTCGATGAAGATGATATCTCGATGCAGTACCCAACGACTGAGGCGGAGGCTGTGTCTTCGCTTGTGGGTTCCTATTTTGGCCGCACAATAGCCAAGTTCGAAGGCTTCGACGGCACCAAGGGCGTTCTTGTCAAAAGTGATACGGACGGCAAATATCACTTTTTTGAAGATCCTAAAGGCATAATAGAGGTGTGGGAGCAACCGCTGCCTCGATGGGAGAATCGCTATGTCATTGGATCAGATGTAAGCGAAGGCCTGGGGGAGACCTCCTCTGTCGCGTACGTCTATGACCGCCTGACCAACGAGTATGTTGCACGAATGCGCAGCAGCCGTATCGCTGCAGACGTATGGGCTCAGGAGTTGATCTCCCTGGCTGAGTATTACGGCCACGCGATGCTTGCTCCGGAGCGCAATGGTGCAGGTATTACAACTGTCATCCATCTGCAACTCAATTATGATCATCTGTATTACCGTCGCCGACCCGGCAAGATGAAGGGGGATGTGGTGATGGAATACGGCTGGAATGAATCGGAAGAGGCTAAGCAGATCTTGGCCGATGAACTCAAACGACATTACCGGGAAGTGTTTACGCGGGTGCCCTGCGCTCTACTCATTGACGAGTCTTCCACGTTCATGCGCCACGAAAACGGCCAACTTAAGCACGAGGACGGCAAATACGATGATTGCGTTATTGCAGCGGGGATCTGTCTGCAGGCCTCAATGATGCTTCCGCCTCCCGTCGATAAGAGTCCGAAGCGTCGAGGTTCCACGCATGACGCGCGCATAGAGCAGCTCTACAAGGGCAACGCAGACAGCTATGAGGCTATGGCTGTAAAGGAGCACCTGGCGGCCATAGAAGAGCTGGGGGCAACGAATGAGGAATACGGAGCCGAGTCGGAATACGAGGACCGCGGGAGTCTAGTGAGCACTATGGGGGATTGATGCAAATACCTATTGAGTACGCTTTTATTGTTGCCGTTGCGTTCCTTGTGACGGCGTTTTTGTTTCTGGTGGTTGGTTACGGGATGGGGCGCAATAGTTGCGGGCTGCCGGTGAATGCCGCGCCGCGAATGCCCGATCAAGGATCAACTGCAGAGCCTCCCGGAGATCTCTTTAATGATCTAATGCGGGATGATGACGAAGTTTCGATCAGTACACTCAAAAGATAGAAAGGCATTTATGACTCAGTTTTACATCGGCGTAAAGATTGTGGAAGCGTGGCCTGATAACAAAGAAACAGACGGTATTGAGATGGCTGCGATACAGGCGCACGAGGCAAACCGGAATTATTGCCAAGGTATTGGTGACAATAGTCAACCTGAATGGAAAGATGCCCCGCAATGGCAGAAGGATAGTGCCATTATGGGAGTGAGGGCGATCTTGGCCAATCCCGATACTACCCCGGAGCAGTCCCATGAGGGATGGTTGGCTCAAAAGGTCGCTGACGGATGGGTATATGGTCCAGTAAAAGACCCCGTATTAAAGCAGCACCCCTGCATGGTCCCTTACGAGGAGTTGCCCGCTGAACAGAGGATGAAAGACGATATCTTTGGTTCTACCGTGCGGCAATCGCTCATCAATTACCCTCTGGTTTTCGAGGGTTACGCCGTGAAATATCCTGACGGATACATCATGTGGATATCGAAGGAACTCTTCGAGGCGGCATATCTTCCTATGGGGCTCGATCCGTCCAAGGTGACATTGGAGATGGTGAACGAATTCATGGGGGAAGTTCACACCAGCCAATTCGATGAAAAAACCAGCATCACCGTGGCCGAGACTATCTCTGGTTTCAAGCAGTACGAAGTTTCATCTTGCGTTGACCCCAAAAATTTCGATTTAAGGATCGGTCAAGAGATAGGCCAGGACAGAATTAAGAATACACTTTGGAAGTGCCTGGGTTTCGTCCTGCAGTGGGGTCGCTTTGGTCTGAAACGCAAGCAGGAGGGCTAAATGGCCGATCTACTCTGTGAGATATGCGGGCCACGAGCCCGCCCGATAGCGAAGTTCGATCCAGAGGAACTATCTATCCCTCTCAAGGGCTCGATGTTCCATTCGATCGATCCGGATCGCGGTTGCCCGGCTCCGTTCCATCCCAATCTCGATTGGGAGCACATGAGATGCCCTCAGTGCCATTTCCGCCCATTCAAGCACCAGGACAAGGTGTTGACCCCTAACGGATACGTGCAAGTGCAGCAGGAAGACCCGGAGCCGCCCGTTAAGCGCCGTACCAAGACCTCGAAGGGAGAGCCTGTTGACCAAGAAGCTCCTTGATCCCTGTTATGTCACTGACTGCAGGCAGTACAGGCGACATTACATAAAAGACATCATGGGACTGAGCGCGCAGGCCCGGCAGTTCGCCATAACTTGCGTCCCGTGTCCCCATTTTAAGCACCGTGACCTCTTCGAAAGGGCGAAATAGTCAATGGCCGAAAGCACTCTAAAGACCCGTAAGTCCACAGAGCTTATCCCTCCAGAAGGAGACGTAAGCGTCGGATACAAGATCTTCGAGCTCCTGGGTGAGGTGTTCAAAGACAAGGACTCCCTGGGGATCGCGAAGCGCTGCAACCGGTTCTATGAGCTCAGCCGAAATAAGCACTGGAAGCAGAACAGCAAAGATGCCTCGCTGATCAGTGCAAACCTTCTTTACACGCACCGGCAGAAGACGGTCAACCTGCTCACCGACAATAACCCGACCTTCGATGTGATGAGGGTAGGTAATGCGTCGCTAGAAGACCAAGAAGAAAGGGATAGCGCACTCCTCCGCACATGTGCTCATTGGTGGACGGATCAAGAGCAGCAGCACACCCTTGAAGAGAGCGTCATCAACGGCGAGATCTATGGTTGTACGATAGAGAAGGTCCTGTTTAATCCCGATTTAGAGTACGGCCTGGGCGAAGTCGAGACAGAACTTATCGAGCCCTATTACTTCGGCTGGTATCCCGTCAAAACCAAAAAGATCAATAAGGCTGAGGCCGTTTTTCATTACTACCCCATGTCAGTACGTGAGGCCCGGCGGAGATGGCCGGATCTTGCCGACGAGATCCAATCCGACAACGAATACCTCAAGGAGTTGGGGGATCAACGTCGTGAAGTAAGTGGAGGTAAACCAGGCGAGCCCAAGGGGTGGTTTTCGTCTGTCTCGGGCGTCGTTAAGCACATGGTTAATGACGCTGCAAGTGGAAAAGGAGATGAAAATGAAGAGATACTAGTCGTTGAATGCTGGGTTAAAGATTACACGATGATTGCCGATGAAGATGGTTCTGTTATGCCTAAATACAAAGGCTATATCCGCTGCATCACGGTCGCCAACTGCGGGAAGCTCGTGCTGTCCGACAGGGACAATCCGAGCATCAACCCGAACCTCTCAGACGAAGAGGCTCAGAATACCTATCTGTACGATCATTTCCCTTTTAGTTTCACTCAGAGCGTGACTGACCCCGCAACACCATGGGGCTCCAGCGACTACGAGCAACTCGAAGCGCTGCAGCTTGAGATTGATAAGACCCTCAGTCAGATCACGCTCTATAAGGACAGAGCGTCCCGACTCAAGATCATCAATCCTCAGAACTCGGGTGTTTCGAATTCTGAATTTACCAACAAGCCGGGCATAATTAACCCCAGGGATGAAATGAAGGCCGCTGCAATCAGGTATATGGATCTCCCTCAGATGCCCGCGGATCTCCTTACCGTGTTGGATGTCTACAAGGGGCTATTCTTCCTGATTGCAGGTACCTTTGAACTTGAGCAGGCACAAACACCAGGGAAGGAAGTTATAGCCTACAAGGCCATCGCCTCCCTTGTCGAACAGGCCTCCACGATGCTCCGGGGGAAGATCCGCAACTATGGCAAGATGATCAGGGAACGCGGGCGAATGTACGTCTCGCACGTGCAGAACTGGTACACCGAGGACCGATGGATCAGCTACGAAGAGGATGGAAAAAAGATGTCCATGCCTATTCGTGGTGATCAACTCCGGTTTCCTGCAAAGCTTACCGTTGTTTCCGGCTCCACGCTGCCCGTCTCAAAGATTCAGCAGAGAGAGGAAGCTCTAGCGCTCTATGGGATGAAAGCCATAGATCTTGAGGAGCTCTATAAACGCCTCGAACTCTCAGACCGTAAGAACCTTCTGAAACGCATGCAACAAGGCCCGCTTGGTGATTTCCTCTCAAAGCTCACTACGATGGGCGTTCCCGATCAGCTCATTCAGCTCTTTCAGCAAGTCGCAGGGATTGAAGGCAAAGACGTTCAGAAGGGCGTCGAGCAGGGACAGATTCCGGCATTCCCTCAGATCATGCAAGGCTTGATGGAGGGTGGAGCGGCGCAGCCGCCGATCAACCCCATGGACCAGGCTGCAGCACAAGAATCACAAGCCACTGTTCAGAAGATCATGGCCGAGGTCGAGAAGGTCAAGGCCGAGATTGCGCTTATCATGGCGAAGGCCCAGACGGAGCGAGTCAACCAGGGCACTCAGGCGAGCGGCGTGTTGTTCGATCGCACAAAGCTCGGCCAGGATCAACAAAAGCTCAATCTGGAAGCCAATAGAACCGCTCACCAAATGGATATGGAAAAGCGCAGCCAGATGCACACGCTGGAAAGAGACCAGCAGTCCATGAATCTGGAGGCGAACA